AAGAAGGAAAACAAAGGGAAAAAAAGACTTGAAGAAAGTTTTTTTCTTATAAAAAAAAAAAAAAAAAAAAAAAAAAAAAAAAAAAAAAAAAAAAAAAAAAAAAAAAAAAAAAATAAAAAAAAAAAAAAAAAAATAAAAAAAAAAAAAAAATAAAAAACCAAAAAAAAGGGGGTAATAAATCCTTACACAAAAAAAGATTTAAATCTAAAATAAAATGTAATTTTATTCCAAGCTCTTCTCTACTTTAATCCTAAAATAAATAAATATATTTTATTATAGTTTTACAAAATTTTTTTATCTATCTATATATAAAGATTGATTCATGGCATCCAATAAATTAAACAATAAAAAAACATACAAAAAAAAAAATATAAAAAATAAAAGAAAAAAAAAAAAAATATCCTCCAAAAAAAATCATTATCGCAAATATAAAATTAATTCCAAAAAAAAAAAATTAAAAGGTGGATCTCTACAAAACTCAAGTTCTATTGATAATCCATTTAATTGTCTTATTACCAAATACATTCCACAAACCAATTGGGTTCAATATTATAGTCCACTTGCAACATCCAATTTTCCAATTGTGAAAAATGGAGTTTTACCACATATTAATAAATATAGCTGGAACCAAGAAGGATAAATATAAAACTATTCTATTTTATTTTTTTACTATCATATTTTTTTTTTCTGTATTTATATTATAATGAAAAATACTAATTACAATAAAAAAAATATTAAAGGTGGACAAAGAGCACGATCCACAACTCTATGTCTCAACTCACCAAATATGGATAATGGTGCCGTCGGCAATTATGGATTTCATCCTGTATGGGGATCTTCTTGTTGTGGCAATACTACATTAAATACACAACGTTCTAATCTCGTTTCAGAATATGGTGTCGCCGGTGGTAAACCCATAACAAAATCTGGAGGTAAACGAAACACTAAAAAGAAAATTAATCGCATTACAAAAAAAAAAAAAAAAAAATCAGGATCTTCCAATTTAAAAGATGTTGTCACTAGTGTCAAAGAATCATTAAATGATTATAAGAATATATCCACTTCCCATTTTAATTATGATTGTGGCTCAACATCTTCATCTACTAATGAACCAAGTTCTTATAAAAAAAAAAAAAAAAAATCTACTTCCAAAACCAAAAAAAAAAAAAAAAAAACTATTACATCATCCACCCAAACACCAAATTCAGAATCAAGTTCAACTATTCTAAATGATATTAGTGATCCATTTACCGATGTCATTATATCAACCAAAAATTCAACATTAGATACAATTTTCCCTTCCCAATCTTCCAATAATAATTCATCTGATGAATCAGATTCTCTTAAAATTATAAATGTCAGCTCAGATAATAAATCAGGAGGATCAAAAAATTTAAAATCTAAAACAAAAAAAAAAATTAAAAGAAAACAAAAAAAAAAAATTTCTTTAAAAGGAGGAAAATTATTATTAGGATCCAATATTGATAATCCATTCAATTGTCTTATTCATAAATATCAACCACAAACAAATTGGGTACAATTTTATAGTCCACTCGCAACCTCAAATTTTCCAATCGTCCAAAATGGACTATTACCACATAATAATAAATATAGCTGGAATCAAGAAGGCTAAAGTATTACTATTTTAAATTCAAAATAATTATTTTGAATTCATTATTATTAAACTATCATTAAAGAAATAAATATTATCTAAATTAGATTATTGTAAAGATTACTATTTTATAACAAAAAAAATAAAGAAAATTAATGTTTTTTTTTTTATAATATTATCTTTTAATATATAAATAGATGAATAATTTTAAAAATCAAAAAATAATATTTTTTATTATTTTATTATTCTTTATCATCGCAATCATTTTTATCTATAATCTTCGTAAAAAAAATAAATTTTCAGAATCATTTGTTATCTGCGATTCACAAAAAAAAAAAGCAGACTCCAAAACTATCTTTGATGGACGATCCATTAAATTATATGATATTAAATTAAATAAAATTCCTATCAAAAAAAATAATACCATCTACAGTGGAAAAATATTCACAATTAAGGGTAAAGGAACCGAAACCCTCAAATATCCAAATCGTGCTAACTTCCCAAATGCCAATCTTAATCTCAAATTATCATTTGGAGAAACACCAAGCAATGACGAAATCGATATGGATATTGATACAAGCATTCTCGATATAAATATTCGTCAAGATTCATCTGGCGCTAATAAACATCTGAAAAATTATGTTTGTAAACCACAAGGAGAATATAGTGGTAAATGCTGCGAATTTAAAATCAATTTTACTACTCACGTCCCTAAAGATTATAATGGCATCGTACCCATCTATATACAATATTCCTTAATGAGTAAAAATAAAATACTTCTCGAAGGCACAGAACAAAATGGAGGAAAAAAAATTATTGCTAATATTGTCGTAGACCAACGATTCGGATATCAAAAACCACCAGAAAATAATAATGATCAAAATGAACAAACTAAATTTTGCTATAACAAAGAAACCAATAACCCTAATGCCGTTGGCTGTACTGGAAATCCTTCATTACCATCCCTCTTAAATAATGATTCACAAATTAAAAATCAACAAATTCAAGACTCCATCTTAGGTATACAAGGAGAAGCTGATTCAGAAACATCCGAATTCTATGAAGGAGAAACATATTACGAAGATTTACCAAGACCTGCAAAATTATTAGGTACTCAACCCGAAATCTGTAACCGAATTGTTTACATATCTTTAAGTCCTCGCGATCCCACCTACCAAAATACCGCTGGATCAAGAATGGGAATTGTTAAAAAAACACCAGAATTTAAAGCAAGAGATGTATCATTAGAAGCAAGCCCATATTATGGCGATACTCTACTTTATACAGGAAGTGCACAAGATCTATTTGTTTTATGGAAAATTATTTGCAGAGATGATTTGCAAGATCCAGATAATATTCCAGGTGTCTATATATACAATTTACGATACAAAGCTTATTTAGCCTATGATGAAAAGTTACATGTACATCTTATTGGTGAAAATCATCTTGATTACAAATATAAAGATGGAACCGATTATGCAGTTAACTGCCTCTGGAATATTACCGCACGAACAAATAGCACACCTATATATACCTGCCAACATGTTGTTTCCAAAAAATATCTTAAAACTACCAAACCTCAAAAATATGATGATTTTTTTATTATAAAAACAAGTCAAGTTATTCGCCTTGGAGAACTTTATTGTCAATCAAGCCCAGACGACCTTACAAAAACAGGTGTATGGTTCATCGTACCAGTTGAACCTAAACTCATCAAAAATATCCCACATAACTCAGCCATTGATAAATGCATCGAAAATGGACTCACTCTCGCAAACGAAAAAGAAATTACAGCAATAGGTAAACTCGGAGGCATTGAAGATACCAAAAATATATGGATTAATGATATGCAAGTTGATGTTAGCGGCATGCAACAATGCGCAAATAATTGTCACAATAAATGTATAAAAAGTGTTACCAAGAAATGCCAAAAATTATCTGGATCTAAAAAAGCATTCAAAAAATGTGTCAAAGATGGTACGAATAAAATTTGTAATCCTGGATGCTCACCCTACTCTGGTGAAGGACAAGAATCATATTTCCAAAAAGCATCACAAATTGATATCGAAAATAAAAATATTAAAACTAATAAAAAATCATGGACTAATACTTTAAATATGGGAATTATGAAAAATTGTAATCATAAACGAAATCTAGGTACCGCCGCTTGTTTACAAACCGGTGAACATGGATCCATCCTTCCTTATGAAAATGCACCAAGCTGGACAAAAGAACTTCCCATTGATAACACTATTAGCAAACCAAAATCTTTATGATCATCCATTAACTATAAAAAAAATTTGTCACTCTTTTATTGACTTTTAAACTAATTTTATATAAATAATATTTTAAATTTATTAATAATTCCTCTTTTAATAACATTAAATTATTATGAATCTCAAAATAATCCAAAGAATAAATATCCAATCTATTATTATTTATAAAATTATCATTTGTTTTTCCATCTAACTCCTTATCACATTCAATCTTATTTTCATCATTTTCTAATCTTTCATCTAATTTTTTATTCATTATATATTACCCAATTTTAAATTTATTTTTTTAAATATTATATTTAAAATTATTTTAATTTAGAATATAAAGTTTTTTTCTAATAATGAAGTATGAATATCAATAGTTATGAGATTATAAATTTTAAAAACTTTGATCTACTAAATTATCATCTTGATCTAACCTATTATTATAAATTTATCCCAAAAATTATAAAAATACAACGATTCTTTCGCGAAAAAAATAATGATTTCATTATTATTGATTATTTTCATAAATCCACTCAAATAAAAAATATTAACCTATCATCCATCCCTAATCCTATTATAAATCAACTTTCCAATATTACAATTTACCCATCTCTAAATAATTACTCTCACATAAAACCTATAATCTATCCTATAATATACAATCAAAACCAAATTATTCGTTATAGATATATTACTCTTAACTATGATGACTATTTTGATGATCTTTCTATCTCCTTTAATAATAATTCACACATATTCAAACAATTTTTAAAAGATTTTTATCGATCCACTATATTTATTAATCAAAACAAAATTGATAACCATCACGATTTTATTGAATATTTTAATTATATACTTCATAATAATCATCTATTAGATAAAATATTCATGATTACCAATCAAGCTTCTCTTGCTACACCATACGAAGTTCTGAATAATATTTATAAATCACGAAATATATATGTCATCGATAATAAAGATACCAAAAATTTTTTTTTACATTTCCATACACAAAATAAACTTACATTAATTATTAAAAAAAAATTTAAAATTATGAAAATAACTTCTAATGAAAATTCTATCTTACATTTTCTTAATATTACTATCCAATGCGATTTTATCAACAAATTTATACATATGATCATACATGATCATACTTAAATATATACTATTACAATTTTTCAAATAAGTCACATCCATCTATTTTTAATGTTTCATTCCTTAAAGAATTTCCTAAGGTTTCCTTCAATATCTCTTTTATATTATATTTCAAAATTTTTATTTCAATACTATCCTCATCTTTAATATAAGCTGGCGATTTAGAATTTAATTCCAATAAATAAGGATTCAATCTCCTATCAAATATTACATCCACACCACAAACTTGATATTCCAATACAAACCTTGAGTCATAATTATTTAAAAATCTACTCCTGATTTCATAAGACAAATCTTTGAACATTTCTTTTATTCTCTTATACATTATTCTGTATTCCTCCAAACTACTCAATAATTGATTCTTACATGACATATTATTTTTCAAATCTTTTTTACATCTAGCTGTATTTGTAATTTGAATCTCCTTATCAATACTATATTTATCATATTTTGTTTGACTAAACTTAACCAACCCATCTCTCGAAATATAAAAATTTAATTTATTTTTATATAAAATAATTATATAAAATATACGAATATCGTTCTTAAAATTATTAATTATATAGGGATTTATTCCCTTTTGTAACAAATATTTCCTTTTAGGATAATATTCGGGAAAATCTATTTTTGGATCTCTTTTTAATTTTTTATTATTATCAAAAAAATGAATAATATTTTTATAAAATATAGGGAATACATATACTCCACCCCCTGTGGATCTATGCTTTATAAACCATAAACTATTTGGTTCATCTTTTGGTATCTCCATAATATCGTCAAGATTAATTACAAAAGTATATGGTATATATTTTTTATTTTTTAGCAATAAAAATAAATTAATCTTATCATCCAAATGTGTCAAAATATTATTCATAATTTTATAACTATAAAAATCATTTTTTTTTTTTTTATCATATCTAATAATCCAGAAACGTTCTTTTAAACTATTTCTAAATCTATATTCTTTTTCATCATTTAAATATAATAAAAAAATTATCCCGATTATCATAATAATGATTACAAATCTTATCATTTATAATATTATTACAAAAAAAAATATTTATAAAAATTTTTATTTTCAATACAATTATTTTATTTCCTAATTAAATAATACCATTGTGTTAATTTATTAATAAGTCTAGATCCTACTTTATCATAATCTTTCAATCTATATCAAATCTATAAAATTTGGAATTTAATTTACAATAATAAAAAATAATTAAAGATATTCATAACGAAAAATCTAAAAAATTATATTAACTCATTCTTTATTAAACATTTAGATATTTATGAAGAAAAATAAATAAATATTAAAAAAATTAATTTTCATTCAGCATAACTAAATCATCACGACTCAATTATAACCATTTCCATTTAAAAACCGTAAATATATATATATATACATATATAATACATTAAATATCATTATCAAACTAAAATTTGATATCCTTTTATTATAGTATATAAAAACCTAATGAATCAAAATGGAGGTTATTGT